ATAATATCCTCTTATACATTGTTGGCTTCATTGCGTTAATTCACATCTATTGCCCAAAAACACCATCATAAATAGGGTCAAGGTAGAACAGGTTTCCGGTAGGCGTTACAAACCTAGCGTTATCTAATGTCTGTTGATCTGCATTAAAGGTAACAACATCACCCATAATGCTACTTATATTCATTGCATTAGACACCCCTGGCCCTAATACAGCGCCAGCTTTTGCTGAATCAGGTAAGCCATATTGAGGCTGGTCTGTAAGGAACGGTCTCATACCTAATTTATAATCTGACACTTTCTCTACAGCGTTGTTAACATCCATAGCCCAACCTAGTATTCCTGATCTATCTACAGCATTGATAAGCTTCTCATCAAAGGATTCTTCTTTATCAATACCATACTGAGCTTTCTTGAACTCATTAACGGCTGCTGCAAGACCCACAAGAAGAAACGCTCCTTGCCAAAAAGCACCATCACGCTCTTGCAAACCAGATGTTAACATGCGAACCATTGCCCCCTGACCATATGACTTAAACTGAGTTATAAACGAACCCATTTCAGTTGATGTCCATAAAGCTCTGTCACCAGCCCCAGGGGTAATAATCATACGCTCAACATTTTGATTTAATGCGTTTCTGTATAGAATACGCATCTGAGCATCAGTCCAAGAGTCTGTGTTAGCAAACCACTCTCTATCAACTCTACGTCCATGCTGCTGTATCTGTTGACGAATACGATAATGGTCTGAACGATCAATACCATTTTTCAAAAGCTTTTCTTTATCTGCTCTAGACAATGCTTCCCAAGTCGTCATTAAAGCATTATTCATTCTGAACATGGTGACTGTACCAGCAAACTCTTTAAGTGCTTGGTTCCAGTAATTCAAGCCATTCATTAGAAAGAACATACCAGTAGCTTGGTTCAATCCACGTTCAAATCCATAACGTGAACCAAACATATCACCAATGTCGCTCATTGCATGTGCTCTAAGACCAAGGACAGCATCGGCAGCAACCGCAGCTTGATTAAGCTCACGCCTTCTCATTCTTTTTACATAAGAAGCTTGCTCCCTAAATAGCTGTTTAAAGCCACCTTCATATGTGTTCTTAAAGCCCTCTACCATTACCGTTCTGGCTACATCAGGAACAGATGAGATCATTGCGCTTCCCATACCAGCAAGCACATTAAATGACTTCATAACCCTTATAAATCTACTGCTAGTAGCATGGGGATCTTTTGATGCACCATATGTTCCACGCAGTCTATCACGCAGTCCACGAATATCTTCAATGTCACGCTCCATGTTTTTCCTTAGAGCGGCACGTCTTTCTGCGTTAGGGGCTTCATTAATAAGCCTTTCGTAATCAGCAACAATATCATCAATAACAGGCTTCATGTCTGAGCTTCCATATTTAGCTGTAAGCTCAATGTCCATACCCATAGTCTTGGTATGGTGACGCATTAATACCTCAATATCGTTTTCAAGAAACTTCTCTATTTCAATATCAGGTATTTCTAGGCTTCTTGCATGAACGCCAGATGGGTTCTTTACCCAATCAAGGGAGTCAATAACCTCATCAGCATCATAGAATGGCCTGTTTCTTGTAACTGTATCTAAAACATTCTGAGCAAAAGTATCTGCACCACGCTCATCCATTCCCATTCTTGTCATTGCATGCCTTTTGACAATAGATAAGAACTCAGACTGATGCTTCATAATCATGTCGATACGATAAACACGAGGAACATAACCATCAGCTGTATTAGGTGTAACGCCTTCTGCTCTAATTCTTTCTAGGTTACGCTGTAGCCTGATTCCTTCTGGGCTTTGCTCACCAACACGTTGTATCTCACGAAGTATTTGCGCTTCAAACAAACGCACTCTCTCAGCTTCACCCTTAATAAAGTTAAAGTTTCTTCTGTAAGATTGTGCTGCTTGAGTTACATATTCAGATGCAGCGTCACCAACATCATCAACATCACCTCTACGCATAGCTTTTGCTACACGAATACGGAACTGAGTCTCTGTTAAATGACCACCGCTTCTATTCAAAAGGTCAGATGCAGACATTTTAATCATTTGCATAGAACGAGATATGTCCGTGTCTGCCGGAGTTGAACCACGATAACGCAAATAAGCACTGTCAGATTCTCTAACTGTATTAAGTAAAGGCGTTAGATATTTAGTTCTAAATGTAGTTTCTACAGACTGATCCATCTTCTCACCAAGATCGACCTTCTTCTGCATCATACCCCCAACGTCAACCATGCCAACTGCAAGATTGCGTACAAATGCGTTATCGCTTTTAAGCATACGAAGAACAGGGTTCCATGGAAGCTTCTCTAACCCAATGCCTGTTTCCTTTAGTGCATCATTTTCCATAGTGGCATAGAGAGTTTCTCTGTAACGCTCTGGAGATACGTTTGCACCAGCTGCTTTGTAGGTTCCCCCACTACTGCCAGTTGGTGTAAAACCTCTTGTTGGTGAAAGCCTGTTCCCAAACTTAGCTGTAAGAGTGCCACCAAGAAGGCTAAGTGCTGTTAAAGCCAAAGCAGAATGAGAGGCATCTCTATATTCATTCTGAGACGCAATAAGCATTTCTTCTGGCGCAAGTATAGCTGCCGTAAACGCAGTACCACCAACAAACCTTCTTGTCTTTGATGCTGAGTTCAAAACCTTAATGGGAGCTAACGGCGCAAATGTAGTAGGGGTAGCTAGAGTAGCTACTAATTGTGCTGGGCCTGATGCTGTCGCAGCAAGCAACGCCATATCTTCTGCGTCTTCCTTAAAGTTCTCCAGTTTTAACATAGATTCAGCATGGCTTTGGCTGTGCATAAAACGCCAAAGACCATCTTTACCACCAAGCTCTCTAATTAGGCTCTTGTCCTGAAATGGATCATATCCATCCTCAGGCTGATACTGAGAATCAGTTGACTTTACGAGTCTCTGTAAAGATGGCAAAAAGTTATGCTGTCTAAAGGCTGCGCCCCATACAGATGTAAAGCTATCATCAAACACACCATAATCATAAGCATCATCATTGCCTAGCTGAGATGGTATGTACTCACCATACTGAGTGTTAGGTTTGCCATACAAACTTGTGTACGACTGTTCCATCGAGCTTCTTGTTGGAAGATTCTCATTTGACTTTGTTGGAGACACAACAGGATCAGTCTCAACAGTATCAGGCAAATCATCAGTAACAGTATTTAATGTAACTGGGGATTCAATAGGAGCATCAGCAACAAAAGAGTCTTGCTCAAATTCCATTTGTGGTGCTTCAAAATCAACTTCCTCACCGACAGTGGTGGGGGCTGTTTGAGGTTCTCTAGACGCAGCAATCTGACCCTGTACTTTCTTGACAAGCTCTTCGTTGCTTAACTGACGTGACGGTGCATCAGCTGGTGCAGTTACAGCTAATGTTTCATCAAGTCTTTTTTTTTGCGTTTCTGCATCTATATTGCTCAAGTAGTAATCTGCTTCGCTGTTACGTCTGGTAGGATACCTGTCACCAAAATTACGCAAGTTTTCTACAGCACCAACCCAGTCATCGTTGGTTACTTGCCGCCAGAAGTTAGGCGTTTTTCTTTCAAGATCACCATGCTGAAAACGAACAGAAGCAATAACTGTAGCTTTGTTCATTGGCAAATCATCAAATGATTGACCAGTAGCAGCTTTCCATTTATTGCGAAGATCGTTAAGAACCTCTCCATGAGAAAACTCATCAATAATCTTGGCTTGAGAATCTGATACTTTTAGATTAGACGCAAGACCTTGTGCGTTTGCGCCTTTAATACCAAGGTAAGGCGTAAGTATTTCAATAATGTCATCGGGAAGTCCAGCAAGGTCAGACAAATTGCGTTGACCAAGATCAAAGCCAGTAGCAATAGTAACGCCAGACTTTGATCCTTCAGCATCTGGAACGTAGCCGTTTAGCTTACGTTTACCTTCTTTGACACCAATAAAATCCCAATCAATATTGCTCATTGCTAAAACCTTAATTCTTTAAGAGCTAAGAAAAAGTCGTCAACCTCTGCCTTTGTCAGTGTGCTAGGATCAATTGCATCCCCACCAAAACCAGATACAAACTCATTATATCCGTTAATTAAAGGCAACAGAGATGTGTCTGATCTTACGTTCTCAATATTTTCAAATGTGTTTTGAACAAACGCAGGGTCAAATAGCCCAACTGTATTAAACACATCCTTTGCACGTTGTGTTCTAAGCTTCTCAATAACTTTCGGAAAAGTGTCTTTGTAAGCCAAAGAACTTTTAAAGTTATAAGAATAGTTATTACTAAGAGGAACTAGCTTACCAGTTCCTGATCTAAGAGCGACTGTGTATGTTTGTGTCCCACCATAAGATTCATTAGGGAAGAAATGTAAGGTATGTGTTCCTTTAAGGTCAGCACCAAACATGCCCTGAACCGGAGCTTTAGGGCCGACATCAACAACATCGTTAAGGCCATCAATGATAGACTTATCTACCATACCCCCAACAGCTTTAAACCTATCAATGAAGTCACCTCTTACATCATTCATAGTAAGGGTAACGCCAGCATAATTAGGAACAGTCGCTTGAGCTTGCCTTAATATAGGGCTTGTAACTAACTCAGGCTTTCCAGAGACAGGATTAACCTCAAGCCCAACACGTTTGCCAAGCTCCTTAATTGTAAGGTGCATAGCAGCTTTAGGATCATGAGTTCCTTTAAATGGCAATATCTTAGCATACCAAGACTTCTTTAAATAATCCTTTATATATGGGTCTTGTAGTACTGTTCCAACTGTATTGCTTAACCCAGCGTTAGAAGCCATTTCACGATACATATTGGCGTACTCTGAATCAATAACAGGAGTCATTAAAGACCAAAAGTTTACTTCGTCTACTGAATCTTTGAATGTTTCGACAAAAAAGGAATCCTCATCTGCTGTTATTCCATTAGTGTTTAGATACTCATTTACACTTCTATTCATGTTTTGCTTTTTAAAATTAGCAAACGTATTTACAGTGTTTTCAACACCAAGCCTGGATGCCATTCTTAAGAAAACAACGCTGTCAGTATCCAGATTGCTATAAAACTGAGCTTCAATATTCTCAAACGGCTCACCCTTATAAGCACTACGCAATGCAGTCATAACCTGACCCATGGTGCGAACAGCCACATCCGCATTTTCTGGTCTAAGCATTATTGTATCTACTATAGACTTGAACGCAGAATGAGCAGATCCTTTTGTGGTTACTGCAAATGCAGCCACAGCGTTCATGCTAGCTGCTTGAACCGCTTGATCTTCGCTCATAAGATTTATATCAGCAAGAACATCCGCACCATTTTGATCCTTAACCCTAACCTTGCTAAAGTTAAAAACTTCGTTATGTGCTGACTCTTCTTTTGCACTAAGCTTTTGACCTGTTTTTAGCTTTGATTCTGCTTTAACAGCAAGATTGTATTTGTCTCGTCTTTCATTGTAATTTTTTTGATAGGCTTCTACATTATTAATGTATTCTTTTCTTGAGGGGAAATAACGACCCTTACCAATTACTCCCGATTTTTCAAGCCCTTGCATAACTTCTTCTGACAGATAATATGCTGGCTCCATGAGATATGTGCTCATAGGGCCTAGCTCTACCTGAAGCTGAGATCCTATTTTTTTAGCTTCACCTTGATTAAAATATTGAACAGATTCTAAAAATGCTTTTTGAGCATCAATCCTTTTGCTAGTCCCAATATCACCTCTACTAACCATATCGTTAATAGAAGAAAGGCTTGCTCTAACCTGATCTGGACTATGCAACTCTGGTGATTTTATAACAGCTAAATTTGCGTCATATATGGTGTTGTTGGCAGATTGTATAGCACTTGCTTTTTGTTGTTTGTAACCTTCAGAAACTTGCAGCAAAGCACCCTGTTGAGCTTTATCAAGCTGGTGTATAGGATGATTTGGATCAAGAATCATACTGCTAACATCAGCACCGTTGACAATTACATCAAATGCAATTTCGCCATTCAAAGCAGCTTTCATTTCTGTTGCTTCTTTTTTAGCAAACGCTGCTGCTCTTTCAAGAGATGTTAATGTCTCAACACCAATCTTACCCACAGCTTCTGAGTCAACATTTGGATTTTGCTGCGACTCATTAACAATATTAAGCAAGGTCTGATATGCAGCTTCAGCCCCTTCAGATGCGTACACTTTTTTAACAAGAGTTTGACCAACACGACCAGCAACAACTGTTCTGTCTATATCTCTTAGTTTAGTTAAACCTAACTCTGTAACTTCATTAAGGCTTAAACTTTCAAAAATCTGGTCTTGCTCATTTTGAATTTCATTAATTCTTTTAAAAACAGCATCTTGCATTTCAAGGTCTGCGTTTTGCAGAGACGCAATAAGCTTGCCTTTTTCTTCTGAAAGAAACTTATATGCAGTTTCGTTCTGATAAATAGAATTTTGCCTTACATTCTTTTGCTGCAAAGCCAACGCTCTGTTTTCAGCAATGCCAAATGCTTGTACAGCTTTAGGGGTTAACGCAGCTCTAATCTGAGGGTCTAGCTCAGAAAGGCCATCAAGATAACCTTCTAACGCACCTCTAATTCCACTAGGATCATCAGGATTTTGATCTAAAGCATTTTGTGCAGCTAGGCTAATATCGTTAGACGCAGCAGAAACATATGTTCTTGTTGCTGACTTTTTGTAGGCATTAATAATATTCTTTTGGTCACTCTCACTATATGTCTGAGTTGCTTTGCCATAATCAAAATTGACAAGTGGCTGCAAAACCATTTGACCATTCTTGTCTTTTTTATAGACAGCACCAGCAGTCTCTCCATCAATCTCGGCCTCACGAAGCAAATCATTGTATTCACGTTTGCGAATATCAGTGCCAATAGAGCTTGCTAGGTTTCCTACTTGCTCTAATTGACGAGCAGATTCAAAGAAACCACTAAGGTCAGGCATACCAGTTGGTTGCACAGCTACACTTCTACCACCTGTCTTTTTATATGCCATTAACCTACACCACCATATTTAAGGTCATAAATACCACCAGCTGCTTTTGCAAAACCACCCATTGTTGCTGCTGATGCGCCAGCTTTAGACCCCGCAGCACTAAGCTCAAACTTCCTTCTAGTAGACATGCCCATTAGCCTAATGCTGGCAATATCATTCTTTGCTACTTGTATCTCATCTGTTTCCAAAGCCAATACAGATGGGGATGTTCCAAGTGCTACACCCTGAGACGACATAGCAGTCCCAAGCGCAGCAAGCTGAATACGCAGCTTTCTATTACGCTCGATCTCTTGCTGACCAGCTTGAATCTTTGCTAAATCAGCCTGTTCTTTGTATGACTGAGCTTCTAGCTCATAAGCTTTTCTTTGCTGTTGAGCAGCAGCTAGGCCAGCAATAATGCCGACAACTTGTAATCCCATACCCATTATACTTCTACCTCAAGCAATATGCCATTC